TGCTTCCAGAAGGTCTCACACGCATCGAGCATCTGCTTAATAACTTCTTCGTCTCTGTCAATCTGAATGATGTGGAACTCATTGTTATTTCTCTTGGTGCAGAGATACCAATGGTCTGCTCCTGTCAGTGTCATGTAGAACATGCACTGCCAATAATGCATTGGTGGAACGTCACCGCCTTCATAATCAGTCTTGTTGAATGCAGATGTTGTCTTGCATTCAATACCCCATTTGCCTTTAGAAGCTATGCGGTCTACATGTCCTCTGAGGTACGGATACTCTCTGCATTGATAAGCAAAGTTTGCTTTTTTAACCTTCAACCCGGTCTTCATGGTGAAACGCTTGGCAACAAGTTCTTCTTCCTGCTGACCCCACCATACAGACTCAACGTCATCCAGGTTGTCTGGTTCAATCAATCCTGTTTTCTCAGCCCACAGTGTGTAAGCTGATTTCCACGGATTGCACCCCATGATTACTCCGACATCTGAACCGCCGATATACTCCGTGCGATTCTTGATGTCTTCTTCGAGGTTTACCTTTTCTTTAAAAAGTGTGAGTTTCATTACTACTCCTCAAAATAGTTTTGCTTGGACGTTTGAAGTCCTCTTGTTGATGATTTCGATATATTCCGGGTTTAATTCGATTCCGATGTAATTCCTTCCAAACCGTGTTGCTACCCTTCCTGTAGTTCCGCTACCGAAGAACGGGTCTAAAACTGTCCCACCTTCTGGGCATCCTGCAAGAAGACACGGCTCGACAAGTTTTTCAGGGTATGTTGCAAAGTGTGCTTCCTTCGTAGGCTGAACAGGGATTATCCATACATCACGTTTGTTGCGGTAATCGCTTATTGATACAAAACTTTGTTGGGCATGTGCGTCAGTACCTTCGGTGCGTTTCCCATCATAGGCAATCCGACCTAAATCTTTGCGTTTGTCATTTGTTGACTTAGCATCCTCTTGTATTGCTTCATAATCGAAGTAATACTTTGGTGATTTGCTTAACAGGAATATGTACTCATGTGACTTTGTGCATCTGTCCTTTACGCTTTCTGGCATCGGATTTGGTTTTGCCCAAATTATGTCCTGCCGTAAGTACCAACCATCATCACGGAGAGCGAATGCAAGCATCCACGGAATGCCGATAAGATCCTTCTGCTTATATCCTTCAATCTTTTGAGTAAGCGACACCGCTTGACCGTTTCTGCCATCAGAATACTTAGGATCTTTGTAATCGCCTTTACTACCTGTTCCACAATAGGAATCTCCGATGTTCAGCCATAAAGTACCTTCTTCTTTCAGCACTCTTTTAACTTCGTGAAATACGGAGACTAATTTTGATATATATATATGCGGTGTCTCTTCTAATCCGATTTGTCCTTCGACACCGTAATCTCTCAATCCGTAATAAGGTGGGGAAGTTATGCAACAGTCAACTAACTCGTCTGGCAAGGTTTTAAGCACTTCCAAGCAATCTCCTTGAATTACTTTTCCTTCCATTGTTCCCATTTCCTATATTTCCAACCTCGTTTGAATGTCGTACTGTTGTGTCCACTGTTCAGCCATTGCTTCAGCAACTCCCAGAAATGTTTTGCTTTTGGTTTTTGAATCTCTGAATGTTTCGCCTTTGTTTTCTCTCGGAGATCCATCAGCCTTTTTACTTCCACCAGATACCCAACTGAGTTCAGCTTCTACAATGTTTGTAGGCTGCAACTTCGGCAGATTCTTCAGCCATAAGCAGGTTTTCTTCTGATATGGATGACCGAACATCCAAGGCTGAATAATTTGCGTGTGTTCGGGAAGCATGAATATGGAAGATGGAACAGGGTTCTCTACGGCAATACGTTCGCAGTCTGCGGTAAGTATCGTCATAAACATGTCTCTTCCTTTAATGCCTTTTTTGAGACGTTCCACATTCACCATCTGAAATTCACCGTCCACAACATTTCGGAACAATCTGCAAGCACCTGCGTTTGTCAGATACGTGCATGGTGGAAAACCGATAATCATATCCCACCGCCCGGCTTGTGTGTGTGTGTGTGTATCAGACGTTTTGAAAATGCAAGACCCATTTAGCAATTTCGTAACATCGCTTTGTATGTGCCATTCTGGATGCCCACCACTGCATGGTTCGATGTCACAACTGAATGCTCTGTGTCCACGCTTTCGAAATGCCTTGCATACTTCCTGCGATTCTTCACAGGCAATCAGCACGTTCATTTTTCTTCTCCGCTGCCGTAATAGGTGTGGCATTTTTTACTCTTTCGTTGTGCCTTGTTCAAGTGCCTAAGGTAATCCAGTTTCACCTTGCAGAATCTTGCGCACATATCTTTTTTCTTGCATCTATAACAAGGGTTCATTCGTCATCTTCCTCTTCGGGTCTGATATCGTACTGCTCGATGCATTCCCGGCAGTACCAATGACCGTTAATCTCCTCAGCGTCATAGATGTCAACGAGATCGCCGCATTTTTCGCAGTAAATCTTGTCATCGTCTGAGAACTGCGGATCATAATCTGCGTAATATGCATCCGCAAGTGCATCAAAGTTAATCGGCATGTTCTTCTCCTTTTGTTCCAGGCTCAACGCTGTTGTACACATAGCATCTGATGCGCTCAAATTCTGTCTTCAGTTTTCCAATCTGAGCGTATTCGTCACACAATGTTTCTTTCTGAGCTTCAATGTCCCTGTTCGCCCTAACGAACAGTTTTTCTAAAGCAACAAACCTGTTCTCAACTGCATCAAAATTGTTTTCGAGATTGTGGAATGCCTGTGTGAAATAAACAACTGTCAGAATGTTCATCACACACAATCCGATTACTGCGAAGCTAGTTACCATATCCCTGCACCTCTGCTGCTGTCAGCGGAGACAGCTTGTAACTTTCCTGCAACACCGCCCCGAAAAAGCAAGCGGTAACGAATGTGACAACCATCATCCCGATTGTCAGTTCTGCAATAAAAGTAATTACCCTTTTCATGTTTTCAATTCTCCTGTTATAATGAGAATGGTGTTTTGAAACCATCTCCATATCGTAGGCGGTTCAGATTTGGCCGGTCAGACCGCCTTTTTATTTGCCTGTGGGTTAATTCCCAGCACTTTCCGTACGCTGGATATCCGTACCATCTGTACGAATACTCTGTTGCTGCCGAATGCTTCTTTGTCAATCTCGGCTGCTTTGTCGAAAATTCTTTTGGCATTCAAATTGCCGTAACCGTACAGACGTTTCAATTCAGTCAGCGTGATATAACCGCTGGAATAAATCTGTTCATCCGTTCTGGCTCTGCGCATGTTGCACGTCACTCCTTTCTTCATCGATAATAAATTCTCTGATAAACCTGTTTGCATATTCTGGCATTATCTTTGAGCGTCTTGTTACTCTGCGTTCCGTTCCATCGTTTACGATATCGACATATTTGGTGCGCTTCCTTACTGGCATCGGTTCAAGGATGAAATTCTCCTGTGGTTTGCAATTTATAAACCAGTATTGTGTAGGTTTTTTCATCCAATCACCTCTTTGCGTTCTATCTTTGTCGATGAGTTGTGGTTTCAAACACCAATACTGTTTCAGATAGTGCTGCGGTGAGTACGGATTTTCAATGATCAACCGCAATCCTTTGCGTATGCAGACTATGACCATGTTGCTGATTAGTTCAAAGTTTTCGCACACTTCACGGTTTAACCGCTTTGAATATTCCAACTTCTTAATGTCATCCCAGTTCCGCATTGTTCCGCAATCGCAGCGCATATGCAGCATGATTTGGTTTTCAAATCGCACACACGGAAAGAAAGCCATTAGCAAGTCATCCCTTGTCATGTTGTCAAAGATGCTTACCCCCCCCTCATATGCGTTTCGGATCTCTTCATAAAGGTCTATCTGATAATCCGTTTGACCATAATCATTTAGAATGTCATAGTCATACGCTTCATATCCGAGTTTCTTAAACTCGTTTTTGAACGTACCAGATTGTTCAAACAAGCAATGTACTTTCATGTTCTCCTTTCGTTTTCCCTCACCCCCAATAAGCAAGGCAGTAGATGTAGTAAGTAACAGATGTCTTTTACCGAAAGGACTATATATGCGAAAGAATCAATCAGTTTGCCTTGGAGGATTTCTATCAATGGGAAAAAAATAATGCCTTTTATTGGACTACTGCCCTGCTTATTGGGAATGAAGGATAATATTTATTTTTTCAAAGAACTGAGCAGAATCTAAAGTTGGGTTTTCGCAACTTTAGGTGTAAAAAAATAATTAACGTATTCCGATCCTGGAATATCAAGCAATTCTGCATATGTAGCAATTTCTTCCTGTGTGAATGCCCTCTTATTATTGAGCGTAAGCGATAATGTAGACTCATTTCGCCCGGTTTTCTGGCAGAAATCCTGCTGAGTACCGTACAGTTCGACAATCCTTCCACGCAGTTTGCTATAGTCAAACTCTCTTGCCACTTTGTCATCTCCTTTCTTAAATTGGGGTTTCCCAACGCTTATATATGTACACCCTATTTTTAGACCTGTCAACAATTATTTTTAGGTTTTCCCAAAAATTTATTGAGAATGCCCAAAATACACATTATTATATGCTTGTGAGGAGCAAGGTTATGGAAAACTTCAGTGACAGGTTAAGCAAAGCAATGAAAGAGCGAAGAATCAATGCCACACAATTATCGGAAAATACAGGAATCGATAAAGGGTCAATCTCTCATTACTTATCTGGGAAGTATAAAGCAAAACAGGATAAGGTGTTTTCTCTTGCAGAAGCGTTACGAGTAGATCCTGCATGGCTAATGGGTCATGATGTACCGATGGTAAATGAGCAATTCAATCGGATGGTAGCATACAAAGATTATTTTGAAGACATGGTCAAACAATCTAAAACGCAAAAGGTAGTTAATGCCTATTGGGATGCGGATGATCGCACACGTAAAGCGATAGATACGCTGCTTGGCATTACAGAGGGAGAATAAATAATATGCCTGTATACAAGGATAAAAAACGGAATAGTTGGTATGCAAAAATATTCCAAGCGGACGCAGTCACCGGGAAAGGAAAGCAAGTCCTTAAACGAGGATTTGCAACTAAACGGGAAGCACTCGCATGGGAAGTTGAGCAATATGAAAATGAAGCACCTACAAGCGCAACCTTTACAGAGATGGACAATCTATATATCCAATATAAGAATCCGAAGAAAGAAAGCACACGAAAGCAGGAAACGAGCCGTGTGCAGAAATACATGTCTGACTTCTGCCAATTACCGATTAGCGACATTACAAAGTCTACACTGATGGAATGGCAGACAGAATTAACGAAACGGGAAGACATAGCTGTCAGCACAAAGAATTACTGCATCGGGGTAGTAAGATCCGTGTTTAAGTTTGCGCATGAGTTTTACGGAGTCCCTAACAGCGGAGTAGTCTTGAAGAAACTGAAGCGGAAAAAGAAAAAAGAAGTTTTTGAGGTATGGACACCCGAAGAGTTCAATCAGTTTATTCAGTATGTGGAGATTCCACACTATCGGAACATTTATACCTTCATGTACTGCACGGGTCTTAGAAGAGGAGAAGCCCTGGCTTTAAGAGCCGAAGATTTTGACCTGCAGAAAGGCACTGTACACGTCTACCACCAAATAAAATATTTTCACGAAGGATTTATCGACTTGAAGACAGAATCGTCCGAGAGGACGCTTAAACTGCCCAAGAACGTGCTTCAGTTCGTAAAACCGATAGTTGAACAACGAACAGCTGAATATCCGTTTGTGTTCGGATGGGATAGGTCTCTGCCGATAACAAATCTGCAGCGGAACTTCACGAAGGCAATCAAAGCAAGCGGAGTAAAGAAAATCCGTCTGCATGACCTGCGACATTCCTTCGCAACCAATGCCATAGCGAACGGGTGCAACATCGTTGCGGTCAGCCATTATCTGGGACATGCTACCATTGAACAGACATTGGAAACATATACGCATCTGCTTGAGAAAACAGATGATGAGATGGCACAAAAAATGTACACCGTTCTATTGCCCGTGATACACTCGTGATACATTTTTAGAAAATCTCATAAATATCAATAATCGAAAATGGCTTATTTATGCGGTTTTTGGATGGTTATGAAACACTAAAAACCGTATAAATTAAATCCCTGTTCCTGCGCCATACGTCAAAAAACCGCATAAACATGCGGTTTTCTTTATGCGTGATACACTTTTGATACACTTTTTGGCATCTTTACATGCCGTACTGGTTCATCATCTTCTGGATTACTTCACGTTCTTTGGAATCAGATGCATTATTCATCATCTCGTTGAACATGCCCATCATGTCATCTGCTCCGCTGTATCCACGGTCATAAGAACGTCCGTCACGGTAATATCTACGTCCGTAGGAGTTACCGCTACCGCCGTTTCCCATGTTACCATTGTCACGGGCATATCTTCCCATGCTGTCACGTTTAGCATTTCTGCCACGTCCTCTAGCATAAGAGTTACGACCAGAATATCCATCATCCTGTGAGTAATCGTCTTCTCCGTATTCCTGCATTGCACAAATTGTGTCAATAGATTTGATGCTATGCGTAATCTTGTCGATAAGAGTCAGCGTTTCTGCTGTCATGTTTCCACGATCAAAGATTTTATCCAGTTCTTCTTCAAGACGGTCACGCAGTTTATACATTTTTTCGCCCATCGTCTGCACCTCTTTCTTTACGCTGTTCTTGTGATACTCAGACTGCCGTCAACCACATTAATAAGCGGTGTCGGAGTTACTGTCGGATCATTTACCGTGCCGTTTACATATTCCACGGAGACTGTGAAGCAGCACCCACGGGGAACGTCTATAGTGGCACGTGAAGTAACATTCCCATATTCGTCTACTGCAGCAGGTGTGTAGATACTTCTGCTTCCGTCACGGCTTTCACCGGAGACCACGATTGCAGTCGCTATGGGAGTAATCTCCCCACCTTCCGGGATGGAAATGTTGCCTGTAAACTCAACGTTGTATCTTGCAAAACAGTTGGGGGTAATTCCACGGAGAACAAAAATTCCTGTACCGCTCTGATGAAAAACATATCCACGATTGCAAGGAATAGAATCCACAAAAGGAATTGCAGTGTTCAGTGCTACTGTCTCCACTGCGTCTCTGGTTAAATATTCTGCCATGTTAATCACCGCTTAGAAGTTACTTCCACCGCAACCACAGCCACAGCCGTAGTTGTTGGAAGGGCATGTAAAGATCGGAGTGCGACCGTATACAGGTGTTGTCGGTACAGGGCAGGAGTTCAGTCTGTTGTACAGGGCATCAACTTCATCGCTGAATCCCTGCTGAATGAACGCATTCTGCGCTGTCTGAGAAGCCTGAAGGTTAGCCATGTTCAGCTGATTCTGAAGGGCAACATTGTCTCTCTGAGCCTGTGCAAGCTGACCTTTTACACCATCGAGTTCAAGTGCGCAGAGTTTATCCAGGATTGCCTGTGTACCCTTCGACTGAGAATCAATGATGTCACGAGTGTTCATCATAGACTGAGTACGATCACTGCAGTTTTCTGTCGCAACCGTATATTTCAGATCAGCTGTTGCCGCTCTGTTATCGCAGCAGCACTGTGCAAGCTGAGACTGAAGTGCAGTCATACCAGCTGTGTTTGCTGTCTGTGCATTGAAGGATCTTTCGAGATCCGCAATCTGATTGGTGTATAACTGCTGTGCGAGCGCATTCTGCGCACCTGTGATAGATGCGTTGACACCTGCGAAGCCGTTACACAAGGAAGTCTGAACGTCTCCAAAACCGCTTGTAATGC